TAGCATAGCCTTGTGGAATAGAACCGTTGTTTTTCAATGCGTTTAAGTCATTGTCAGCAGTTCCTACACGTTGTTCAGTTTCCAACAAGCGAGTTGCAACGAATTGCAATGCAGGTGGAACGATCAACTTTTTAGGTTTAGCAGCAATCAACAAGCCACGCTCATCAGTCCATGCAGCGATTTGGATAACAGCCGCTTCTAAAGAAGTTTCGTTTAAATCAGCAGGAGTAGACGGAATGTTGCTGTTAGTAGCGCCATTAACTAAAGGGTGAGCAGATGAGAACAACGCAACGCCGTCACCACCAACATAAGCTGCAGAGAAACCGTTGTTTAAAACAGCAGCACCTTTAACTTGTTTGGTGTAAGACATAGCACGAGCCAAACCTTTAGTATAACGAGCAGACAAAGAGTCATACAAGTTATCTTCAATAGCTTCTTCAGTTAAAGAAAAACCTAAAGCAATAGTTTCGTGATTGTAGCGAGCAGTCCAAGCTTCTTGAGCATTGTCATAACTAATGGCTGAGCCTTCGTTTTTGACAGGTGCTGCTGAGAAACCAGACAATTTTGTTTCTTCTTCAAATGAACGTTCTGATGATTCAGTTTCATAAATTTCTTTATGTTCTTCACCGTAACGAGCATATTCTAAACCGAAAAGAGCGTTAAGACCCGGAAGCAACTCTTTCAGTAATTGTGCGCGTGAAATAGCCATTATTAAACTCCTTAAGCAGCAGTTGCGTTGTAGTAACTTGAAACGCCAAAGTTAAGCTTTACCAATACTTCAGTGTATTGAGTAATAACGATAACAGCGGCAGCAGGGATTGTAACTTGTGATGCTAAGTTTAAGGCGATAGTAGTACCACCAACAGCAACAGCAGTTGTTACAAATGAGCCTGTTTCTACAATTTGACCATTAGCTGCAACAAATGCAACGTCAGAGCCAGCAAGAATTGCTACAGGACTAGCAGGGATAGTGATGTTAGTAGTAGTAGTTGAAGTACTAGGAACACTAACTGATACAGCTGTTTCAGGAACTACGTCTAATACACGTAATGGAAGAGCAGCAGTAGTAGCAGGAGCGCCAGCAGCAACAACAGCCAATACAGCATTAGTAGAGTTACCAGAAGCAATGTTACCAGCAGCAGTGTCAATCATAGCCATATTCTGACCAATCATAGCTTTGCTAGTAGCACCAACAACAGTAGTACCTGAACAAACAACAGCTTTAAATACAGCATCAGGATCGTCACTAACGATAGCAACAGCATCGCCAGCAAGAGTTCCAGTAGGCCAGTACTGTGAAAACAACTTTTGTTTAGTAGTTGGGTTAGTATAAGAACAACCTAAGAATACACCAACAACTGCACCAGTAGTGTTAACAACTGCACGTACAATAGAACCTCTAGCTAAAGTAACAGCGTCACCATAGAAGATGTTAGCCGCATATCCGTATTGGATAGGGTATTCACGAGTAGAGCCAGCGAAAACCTGACCTCCAATCAAACTTACGGGTTTCAGACCGTATGGGGCACTTACAACAGGGTAAGCCATATTAAACCTCCAAAATTAAAATTAACTATTGTCTACCAAATGATGTTGTAGATTTTCGCTCATTAAAGAGTGGCATTCTAGGATCGCTTTGGCGCATTAAATTATTATCTACTGCTTCTGTTTGAGCCTGAGTTTGTTTATTGAAGTGGTCATTACGTTGTTCAATAAACTCTGTAGGGGTCTTACATAACAATAAACCACCAATCTCTATGTTGTCTCTAAAACGACTAGTAGGGTCGATTAACAGTTGCATTTGCGGTTGTTCCGACACATTAACAGGTTCCCAACCTTCTCTCAGTTTTGCTGAAAGGTTCCGTGGGTCAGCTGCATTTAATGTTGACGTTCTAATCCATCTGTACGCATAGCCCGGTTGTTTATCCGGTTCTGGTAGAAGTTCAGCTGGGGCCCACTGCTTAGGACGGGCTGAAGTATCACGCGTTGTTACATCTCTTTGTATTCTGTTATCAGCCATCTTAGGCCTCCAATTTGGTTAGTTCACGGGCGTATTGTTCATTAGTTAGTCCAAATTTCTTGGCTAATGCAACTTGAGTCTTGCTAAGCGACACCTTTTTAGGGGCTGTGCTTCTTTTTGCAGACGCTACTACCGTGCTAAGTTTTGATGTACGTTGGGCTTTAGGCTCATCGTTTGGATCGCTAAATTCTTCTGGGAATCTGCGTTGTACTTCTTGGTCGATACGTTTGTAATATTCATCGCTTCCAATGAACTTGTCCCCGTAAGTGTCTAAAAGGTCTTCATGTATTCCTACAGCGAATCTACTCATGACTTTCTTAGTTGGATCAACATACCACGGATTTTCGGCTACCCATTCCGCTGCCTTCGGGTCTTGCTGTACAGCGCGTTGCTGTTTTTGTAATAATTGTGCACCTGTATGGGCGTTTTGTGCAGTAGGCCTGAAGTTTTGAGCTTTGTCAAGCTTATTTGTCGCTTTCATCAATTCTTCTTGTGCTTCGATGATTGCATCGGTATTTCCGTAGTCATAAGCTTCCTTATAATTACGTTTAGCCTTCTCCATTTCTAACTCAGCAGAGGATTGATAAGTGCTTATTAACTCCTTTTCTCCTGATTGAAGTAAAGATTTAAGATGATGATTCTCATCCAGTATTTTTTGCGCTACAGCTAGAGCTTCTTCTTGCTCACGATAGGCTTCTTCTTTTAGCCTACGTTCATCGTGCCACGCTTTTTTATACTGTTTAAACTTAGTTTGCACCTTGCCAGAATAGTCATCGGACTCATCAGCAGTTTCTAACTCATCTACTATATCTTTAGGTAATGGTGGTCTAGCGTTTCTATCAGCTACGGGTGTATCATCTTCTATTTCAATTTCAATCTCATCATTATCTATTTCTACATTCCCACCAGCTTCATCAGGGAACTCATAATCATCTGCTTCGTACTTAGCCATTTAACAACTCCAAATTTATTCTGTTACCTTTACTTCTATTCTCCGAAGTTTTCAGTATTTGTAAATTAGATGGGACATGTAATCCCGATACTAACTCACCATTTAAAGGTATTATGTGATCTACTTCTACCCGTTCAGAAAAAGTTTTAGCAAATCTATTCATAATATTACAATACAAATACACACCATCTATCTCAGCTTGAAAAGGAGGTGACGTTATAGCCCCTTTCATTCTAGAGGCCCTACGTCTCTGAGCTTCTATGTGGTTGGAACTATTAGCGCTATACCAATCCCGCCTATTTTGAAGGTGTCTATCTCTATTTTTAGTCTCCCACTCATATTGCCTATTATTATAATACTCACGTTTTTTAGACATACTCAACATACTTCTTTTTGAGCATATGTCTGTATTCGCCTCGCGATATTTTTTAGCAACAGCATTTCTAGTGGGGCACATTTGTTGATATAATTTTTTACAATCTTTACAGTGATATTGTAATCCATCTTTAGAGCTTGTTAATTTATTAAATAACAACACACTTTTATCAACTTTACATTTTGTGCATGTTTTAATCATCAGGCTCGGCTAACTCCGCGAGGGTCTAAAACAACAGCTTCAACAGAATCATCGTTCAAGAAACGCATTTCCGTCCCATGAATTTTAACTCTTGTACCTGCGTTTGGTCTTACAAGGACAAAATCCCCAACCTTGCACCAAGGTCCAGAAGGGAAACGCTCTTTGTCATTGTAACAATCAGGACCCATAGCCACAACAAACAGCACAGTAGCCAGAAGACCTTCATGTCGCAGCGTTTCATCAGCTTTAAGAATGCCACTTTCATATTCTTTCTCCACTTCAGGTAGTGCGCATAGTATACGATACCCTGTTGGTGTAGGCAGTTGAGTCGCCTTTTCTTCATTAGTAGCTGAGAAGTCTATAGACCCCACAACTTGAGGATTGTTTGGGTTAGACCCAATTAAGATTTTACTCATTCGTCTTCAAACTCCAGTTTCTTAGTTAGTACTTCTATGGCGCTTCGTGCCTGATCTAAGCCTTGGATTTGCCCACATATGTATTTATATGCTGCGTAATCTTCCGCCCGACCAGATGCTAACGCTTGTGTTAATAACGATATTCTGTCATCAATTTGTTTAAAGAGAATTTCCGCTTCTCTATCCATTATTTAGGCCCTTTAGTTTGTCTTTGTCTCTCAGCTTGTTGGTGTTGCCTTTCAGCTAAAAACTTAGCATGATCTTGTTGTTGATTACTTTGGCCTCTTAAATGCTCACGTTCACTTTCTTTCATAGCTACATCTGTACCCAGTTTTGCAGCTAACTGATCTTGCTTAGCAGTTATTTGAGCTTGAGTATCTTGCAACTTAGCATTGATTTGTGCACCAGCAGATTGTTGTTGAGCACCAATACGTTCACGATCAACTTGTATCTTCATCGCTTCCAACTGAGCATCAGACTGATCTTTAGCTACTTTACGTTGTAAGTCTTGAGCTTTAAGTTGTAGCTCTTGTTGTTGCATTTGTATCAACGGGTCTTGAGCTTGTTGCTGAGCTTGTTGCTGTTGAGCTTGTTGTTGCCCTTGCTGTAACAACTGTTGTGAAGCTTGAGCTGCCATTTGAGATATTTGAACTTCCATATCATCAGGAATTGTTACTTGATTGTCAGATTCATCTTCACCATAAGTAGGTATGTTCATACCCATAGCTTGCTCAATCTGTTTTCTATATTCGTACCCAAGATGTTCATTTATATGTGCACTCATAGCAGCTTGCAGCGCTTGCATAGCCTGTGGATTTTGACCCATAGATTGTTGCAACACCTGTTGTATCTCAGGAGATTGCATAGCAGATGTATGTACAGCAATGTGGGCTTGATGATCTTGATACAAGAACGCCTTAACAGGTTTATTTTTGAGGATGTTCTGGTTCTCTGTAACTGGGTCACGGGGTTTCATATCATCTTCCATAGGCACTAACTTTTGGTAATTAGGAATACCTAACACTTCCAGCATTTGTCTATGTAAAACAGGTAAGTTATATAGCTGTGGTGCGCCTTGTGCTAGTTGTAGGGCTGCCTGATACTGGACGACTTTTTGTGCCATTGTGGAGGCATTAGGGTCTGATACAGGAAGTACGTATACCAAATCATAGTCAGCTTTCTTAGCGCGTCTGTTACCTTCTGCAGGGTCATAATCGTATTCATCAGGGGTATAGTCTCTTATAATATTACGTAGTAAGATAAACTCTTGCTTCATCGAGTAGTGTATACGCGACTGTACTGCACTCATTACTTTAAGCGTTCTCTCGAGTACAGCGAGTGTTGTACCAACAGGACTATTAGAGGACATATCAGAGACAGCAAGATCAGCAGCCCCAGCAAAACGGCGACCTTCATCGACTATGCTCCCTAGCAAAGTTAATAATGTTTGACTTGGTTCTTTGTACGGCAGTGGCATGAAGTTGTCACGCATTACACCAGATGGTACATCTACATCTCTCCATTCACCCGGAGCAATCGGCGTATCATCACCCTTAACTCTTAGTCCTCTAGTTTTAAAGCCCCCCGGAAGATTACTGAGAGTGCCCGCATCAACCAGCTGGCGAAGGATTGAAGTACTAGACTTGGCGAAAGCACCAATAAGATGAATAAGCCCAAAACAGTAAAAGCCAAAACCCGGCACATAACCATAATGAACGAAGTGATTGCGTTTTTTACATGATTCATCGTCTGGGTCCCAATTTCTGCGGATTGATAGAATTGTGTTTGTGCCTTTTTCAATAGTAACTACGTACGGCAACGCTATATCAGTTTGCTTTCCTTCATGATCTTCGTGCTCAAAACCTTCAAGATTAATCTCAACATGCATTTCTAACAGTTTAAACCGATCATCCGTTGACGCTCTGAAACCAAGCTTATCAGCTATCTTCTTCTCAATATCGTCCATAGTATTGGAAGGTTCACCCAAATCTACATCTCTATAAAAACCTTCATACTGTAGTCTGCGTATTTCATTCTCAGTCTTACGCATTATGTGAGTTACACGTTCTGCACTCTGTAAATCAGCTGCACCATAAGGAACAACGATATCTTCAGCAGGTACGTACATAGCAACTTGACGGCCTAAGTACGGATCGTAATATACTTTCTTAAAGGCGTTACCTGCCAATCCTAGGCCCCATAACATGCGCTCATGCTCTGGTCTGTATTCAGTCATCACATCAGTAAGCTGGTAGTTCATGTCGTCTTGAACACGCTGTGCAGCTTCTTTCTTCTCTTCAGTCTCTTTACCAATGATCTGTGTTTTAACTGGACCAGACGCAGGAAACGTTGCAGTAATAGTCTCTGCTTGGAACTTAATAACAGCCTCAGTTAACAGTGGGTGATACACACCACATGCACCTTCCCAAGGTTCTGAGCGATCTTCCATCTTAAGACCTAGTAGCTCTAGCCCATCAAGATAACTCTGCACCCAATCTTTTCTTCCACTTACATCAGACTCGAAGTCATTAATAAGATCAGAAGCAAGCGATTGTAGAGCCGACTCATCCATCTCTTCAGCAAGATTCATGCTGAACTTTTCTTCATCAACTTCTTTTTGAATCTTAAGAATCTCTTGTTCACCTAAGCTAATCGTTACTGACTCAGGGTCTTCAATCTCAATCTCTAACGGTTCTTGATCTTCTTCTATAGGTATAGCATCTAAGCCCATCGGGGCTGGGTTCACACTTTTGTCTATCATTTTGTTTCCTTAATTATATTTTAAAACTCACAACACAGCCTATTAAGCTAACTTGGTCATACATTTTAATTGCTTGTTCTGTTGTTGGTGGCTCTGCCATAGGTTCACTTCTTACATGCGCCAGTGCCCTTTCAATAGTTAATCGCTGTCTTTTAAGTTGGGTGCGTGTTTGAAAATAACTTTTTATCTTTTCAATTAGCCACATTTTGTTTCCTTAACAGCTTGGGGTAATAAGGCTAAGAACATATACAGCGGCACCTAGTAGTACAGCACACCCTATAAATTCCAATAAACATTGTCTAAATATATTCATAATTCTAATCTCTTTAATAATAGGCTGCTTGTCTTGGTGTAAATTCTTCATTCATCTCATTAGAGTCTAAACGTAAACTTAAAAAACCACCTTTACGGAATCTCGCCATCCCCATACTTACACAGTCAACATAATCATCGTGTTGCCCTGCGGGGAATGATGCCACTTCTTCCATTACTTCGTCTGCCCATCGGGTATTAGGAACCCACACTCTGCCTGATGCAAATACATCTGCAACAGCATTTAAGCGTGAAATCTTATCATTACCACGTGTCGGTGTAAAATCTGATACAGGTACACCCATGGCTCGTAATTCGTAAATTAGAGGGGCACCAGAGGCTTTCTTTTCTATAATCAAGGCATCGGGTTCCCAATACTTATATTCCTCTAATACGACTTCCTTGAGCCTAGGAAACTCCATACGGTCACGCTTTGCGTCCAGCATAATAATATTAGCTTGACTAACACCGTTTTCGTCAGGGTGGTAGAACACACCCCATGTAATACATGCCGAATAATCGGCTCTATTATGTTTTTCAAACGCAGTATCCCACGTTTGAAGTACAAAATCGGTTGGTGGCGGGGTTTCTTTTTCCCATCGTTGCCACCATTCCCGTTTTACGATAGCCCCTTCTTCAGAAGTTGGATTTTGCTGGTACTGAGCTTGCCATTTAGAAACATCAATTGCGTTTCTAGTGGACTCTAACTCCTCAATACTCCAAAATTCAGGCCATAAAGGCTTACCTGACGGTAGAATAGCAGGTAATTCTACTACACGCCACTTGTCTCCACCTCCTGCTAACTCTTTTTGTTTAATTTGTCCTGTTAAATCTCGCTTCGACCATCGAGTTTGGATGACGATTATAGACCCTCCGGGTTGTAATCGCTGTCTTGGACCTGATGTGTACCATTCATACACCTTATCGTAAATCTCAGGGTTACTTGCTGCTATCGCAGCCTCTTGTTCTGAGTGTGGATCATCAATAATTAATAAATCCGCACCAATACCTGTTACAGCACCACTTACCCCAATCGCAAAGTAGTTGCCACCCGCACTGGTGTTCCATCGCCCTGCCGCCTTGGAGTCGGTCTGTAGTTCCACACCGGGGAACACATCCTGATACAACGGATTAGACACTAAGTTTCGGACCTTACGTCCGAAGCCTACAGCAAGTTCGGATGTGTGCGAACACTGTATGATCTTCTTCTTAGGGTACTTACCTAAGAACCATGCAGGGAGTAGGTACGACCCAAACTCGGACTTTGTATGCCTCGGTCCGAGGTTAATAATAAGACGTTTGTTCTTACCGTTAACTACATTCTCAAACTCTTGCGCCATTCTTGCATGGTGGCGCCCATAAATAAAATCAGGCCAGACCTTCTGTACAAATGCAAGGAAGTTTTCTTGTGCAAAGTCACGCTCGTGGCGTTTACGCAATTCCTCAATCAAGGCTATAAGTTTTGCACGTTCACTTGCAGGTGCAGAGTTAAGCGCAGCGGTAAGAAACTTTTCGTCTAAAG